TGGGCTTCGTCTAAAAAAATAACATCTGCATGGGGCTTTATAAAGGTATCTCTATCTTTTCGTGCTGTATATGTCTGAATACTCCCTACTTGTGCGTCTGCCATCATATTTGGGCTTTTATTAGCCATAATTACACCATGACTAACTTCCCAATCAGTTAATTTTCTTGAACATTGCATAACTAATTCCCTTCTATGTGCTATAAACAAACTAAACTTACTATTAGCTTTTGTATTTTTAATCATAGAACAAGCAATAACTGTTTTTCCACTACCTGTGGGGCTTACAAGCAATATTCTTTTCTTACCTCTAGCAAAATGAAATCTTAAATCTTCAATTGCTTTAAGTTGATAATCCCTTAATTTTTGCATTATATCTTTTCCATATATCGTTGACTTGAAACATTACTTCGTTTTCATTTTCTGGTGGTGAACATCCTCTTGCGAATAACATTGCTTCATTTTTCATGTAATCATAACTTTCACCTCTTAATCTAATTGCGATTAAAATTTTAACTAATTGCCCATGTCTATCTCCTTCGCTAGTTCCATATCTTAAAGTTCCTGTATATTTCCCTTGATACAAATTTGGTTTATAATCTATTACTTTTCTTTGTGGTCTTTTTAAGTTGTAATATTTTTTAATATTTTCAATAGTATAAGGAGTTTCACCATGCATTACAGAAACTTTAACAGGGTACTTTTCATGCTTGTTGTGAAAAAATCCAGCTACTCTCATTACTCTAGGTAAATCTTTAACTTTAGGATCGGAATTAAATCTTGTTGCCAATGCTTGTTGATATAAACTAAAACTTTCTAACGGACAATCTTTGACTAACCAATACACATGGTATTTATTAGGGCTAGTCTTAACAACTATATTAGGTAATAAACCTAGTTCTTGAAAATTAGGCATTGGCGATCCATCAAGATCAATAAATAATGCTCTTACTTTCTCAATATGTTTTGTTGATCTTCCTTCCCCATTAGTTTGATTGACACAAAAAAATACACCAGCACCTTTTTTATTTAGTCGCCATAGTGTTGTGAAATGTTGTTTAAGAGTTCCATGTAATTGTTTGATTAATTTTTTATTTACTCCCTTATCATCAAAAGTTTGGAAAGTATGTTGCTCACCAAAATATTCCATAAAACTATGATAGTGAGTTATTTCCGAATACTCTACTTTCACATCAAACCTTTTGATCTTAATTCTTTTACTTTATCTAAATCCTGTATTTGTTTGGATAATTTTTTATTATCATCCCTTAATTCCCCATTAATTTTTTTATGGTGTTTATCTATTGTTTGAAGGTCAAGTATTCTTTTATCTTTTTGTAAAAGTTCAACTTGTATATCTTCTCTAATCATGGGAATTTCTTTTTTTAATCTTTCTACTTCGGTTTCTGCAAATTGTCTTTGTTGCTTTTCATCCCTCCACATATCTAATAGTTTTGCGTAATCTTCACTCACACCTTGCTCCTATATATAAATAACCTTCTTTAGTGTACCATCCTTGCAATGTCATATCCCCATTGACTTCTTCTTTATATGTTGCAATATTAGTTCTTATTTCTTCTGCCATATCACCACAAAAAACATATTTATCATTATTAAAAGGGTAAGTAATTTTTGTTAAATCACAAGTCGTACAAGCCAAGATAAATATTACAATCTTGGTCATTTTTCATCTTCCTTTAAACTTTCTGAAGACCATCTTTTTAACGCACCTAGTTTTCCAGCTTTTGATCTCAACTTCCTATTCTTCTCTTGTTCTTTTCGTTCTTCTTCAGCTTGAATACAAATAAGATAATAACAATCATCTTTTTCTTTTTTTTCTTTTACGAATAGGTGTTCTATTTTAGGGAATATTGCTTTAATCTTTTCTAATCTACATCCACACATTTTAGACAAAATTTCCCAATCATATTTAAGTCTAAATCCTCGCCAACAATGGCAATATAATAATATATATGCCCCTTGTTCTTCTAAAGATAACTTCATCCTATTTGGATCGCTGATCCAATCATTAGCATAAAATTGAAATGCTGGGCTTTGTTCGTCTTGGGTAGATTTTCTCATATTAAGTTAGGTTAAGTTATCAAAATCACTATCACTTGTCAAACACTATCTTGGGTGTAGGTGTAGTTGTAGTAGCAGTTGAAGGTGCAGTTGAAGGGGATGGTTTTGCCATTAGCAAAATGATGGCAAATTTTAGTAATGCTATGGCAATGCTATAATGGGGCGACAAGGGAGGGTGCTAAAATGATTCGTATTACCACTAAAAAAGTCGCCCCACTATTGACCTACCTTGTAGGATCAATTTGTAAGTCTGGTCTTATGTATTCTATATCAAAATCTCCAAGTTTTGCAATCTGATATGCTCTAAATGGGGGTATTACTTTCCATTTAGATACGGCAGGATGTGATATATGCAACATTTTTGAGAGTTTCTTACCCCCATATGTATTTACTACCTCCTTTTTTCGTTGTTTAGCGATTTCAAAATTAGATTTTTTCATATAATATTATCTGCGTCATTTACTTGTTTAAGTCCTATTAAATATTTTGCTCTTTCATTGGTTTGTATTCCTTCATCAGTCATTTTTAATATAGCATCAGCTTTATTTGCATGATCGGGTACAACTGAAGACCTATCAATATTCAATATTTCCTTGTCTATTCGCTTACCTTTAGCATTTAATTCATCAATTATTTCATTTAGAATACTTGCCATAATTTTATATACAAGAGGTAATAAGGGATGTTTCGGCTCGTATGATTTTAAACATCAATTGCATATGCTTCCTAACCTTACTACCTCTATACCCCATTTCTACTAAAATAATTAACATTAGTCAATAAAAAAGATTGACATAAGTAAATAGGGTGTTAAATTAGGTTAATTAATAATAAATAAGAAAAAAGGATATATGACAACAATAATAGCAAAAACAAGCGAACAAACTTACCCTAAAGTTCCTATTGGAGTACATAAAGCAAGATGTATTAAAGTAATTGATCTAGGTACTCAAAAGCAAGACTTTAAAGGTGATGTGTCTTGGAAAAGACAAGCATTGGTTATTTGGGAATTGCCCGAACAACTATCTAACGATCTTCCTATGACTATAAGTAAATTTTATAGTTTAACTCTACATGAGAAATCAAATTTAGGACAAGATTTGGTATCTTGGCGAGGAAGGCCTTTTACTGAAACTGAAAAAGCTGGATTTAATATTACCAAATTAATTGGGCAAACTTGTCAAGTTCAAGTTATGCACAAAGATAATGGTAAAGAAAAAATATCAAATATTATTCCATTACCTAAAGACATGAAGATTAACGAACAATATTATCCTAGTGTATCTTTTAGTATTGATGACTTTCAAAAGGGGCAAAAAGAAAGTTTTAATCAGTTATCTGAAGGGATTAGAAATATGATACTTCGTTCCAAAGAGTTAGATGGATTAGATCAAAGCGATAATGGGGATGAAGGAAATGGAAATAATATTGGGGAAGTACCATTTTAATGAAATTTACTAACGCAAGTAATCTCCCTAAATCAATTGAACGAGCAGTAATCAACGATCCTTATGAAAGTAATTCGGATATATCTACTACTCGTTTAATTGCTCCCCCTAGAATAAGAGTATTACAAAAAAGAAATTGGGATTTATTACAAGAAGATGTAAGTGATAGGATATTTTCTTTATTAGGTCAATCTATTCACCATGTTATTGAAAGAGGAAAAACTAGAAAAGAATTAGCTGAAAAAAGATTATATTTTAAAGATACTAAAATTACTAATGGGTGGAAATTAAGTGGTGCTTTTGATTTATTAAATAGGGATGGTCATTTAATTGATTTTAAAACTACATCTTCATGGGCAGTTGTTAATGCTTTAAAAGAGCCAAAAGTAGATTGGGAAAATCAACTTAATGTATTAGACTTTCTTTGTAGAAAAAATCCTAAAGAATTAATCAATTACACAACTCAAATAAAAGTAAAAAGATTATCTGTAATGGCTATCTTGCGAGATTGGTCTAAAATGCAAGTAATGAGATCGGACAACTATCCTAAAAAACAAGTAGTGATGATCCCTATTCGCAGATGGACAGAAGAAGAACAAGACAATTATGTTAAAGAGAGAATTAAGATACATCAAAATGCAGAAAAGGTTTCTAAACTTCCTCTATGTACTGCAACTGAAAGATGGAGAAGGGAAGATAAATACGCAGTAATGAAATCGGGAAGAAAATCTGCTGTAAGGTTGCTTGATACTGAAGCTGAAGCAAAACAATTTCTAACTTCACAAAACATGGTTGAAGGAAAAGGTTGTAGTATTGTTTTAAGAAAAGGTGAAGATGTAAGGTGTCAACATTATTGTAGTGTTAATCAATTTTGCGATTATTATATGGGAGTGAAGTTTTAATTGCCCAAACTACCCAAGCATCCCGAAAAAGTAGTTAGACCTTTTGTCTATACCAATGATCCTCTAGTGATGGATTTAATCCAAACTTTTGCCAAGCGATCCGATAAAGGAATAGACAAATATGGCAAAACTATGATTGAAGCTGATAAACCTATAGTAGCTTGGATTACAGATGCCCAAGAGGAAGCATGGGATCAAATTGTTTATCTTGAAAAACTCAAAAGACTACTCAAAAATCTAAACATAAAATAATAGAACAAACCTAGAACATAGTATATAATTCTAAACTATGTTAGAATTCATATTAGTAATACAAATGTGTTATGCAATGCAGGGTGTATGTAATACCCCTCTCACAAGCGACATAAAGTATAAAACCTATCAAACATGTGCTTTAGAGGGCTATAAGAAGGCAGGAGAGATGACTTCCGAGTTAGATGCTGACCTAGTCAACAAAAACAGAATACTCTTTAAATTTTGGTGTATAGAGCAAAAGGATGATGAAGAAAAAAAAATTAACACCTAGAACTGATCCAAAAATATCTTTAGATATTATTTCATATCAAGTCAATGAAATGCACAAAGATGTCTGTAAAAACAGTAGAGATATTGAATCATTAAAACATCAAGTTAGTATGGGTAAAGGTGGCATAAGAGCAGTTTTTGTGGTAGGTTCTATCATAGCACTCCTACTTGGTGGTATAAAAGTATTTAAAATATGGTAATATTATGATTGGACTTCTAACAAAACTCTTACCTAGTGGTATTAAATTAGGTATGTCTGTTATTAAAAATCGTCAACAAACTAAACATTTAGAAAGTGTGGCTGAAATGCGGCACATGGAAAAAATGGCAAGTGGCGAATTAGAATTTAAAAAAACTATAATTCAAAACAATCAACAGGGCTGGAAAGACGAATTCGTTTTGCTTTTAGTTTCTGCTCCCGTGATGATATTAATTTGGAGTATTTTTAGTGAAGACCCTACAATAATGTCAAAAGTAGAGAAATTTTTTGAGTATTTTAACAACATGCCCTTCTGGTATCAAGCATTATTTATTGGTGTAGTTTCAGCAATATATGGTTTAAAAGGTGCTGATATAATGAAAAGACCAAAATAATGTATTCAGAATTAAAAGAACAAATACAAGAGCATGAAGGATTTGTAGAAACAGTTTATAAAGATAGTCTTGGTTTCGCCACAATTGGATTTGGACATTTAGTAAGAGAAGATGATCCTTATAAAGAAGGCGAAACTTATTCTAAAGAACAATTACAAGAACAATTTGATAAAGATTTTGATGAAGCTAAAACTAATGCGTTTAGTCTTATAGGTGATTTGTCATTACATCTTCAAGCGAAATGTGTCATAATTGAGATGGTGTTTCAATTAGGTATTGGTGGAGTTTCAAAATTTAAAGCTATGTGGAAAGCATTAGAACAAAATGATTACAACACAGCATCATTAGAAATGTTAGACAGTCGCTGGGCTAAACAAACTTCTAAACGAGCAGAAAAACTTTCAGCGATAATGAATTCTTGCAAAAATTAATTTAACTTGTTACAAATCAACTATCAATGGAATGATAGTTTTAAAAGATATAATTATTAATTACGAGAACAAAACAGAAACACCTAAAATTGTTGATGTAGAAATTTCTAATAGTAAATTTAAAATTATTAATCCTATAGAACAAATCAAGAACCCAACAGAAACATTTGAAGGTAATTAAATGTCGCATTGCAAAAATAAAAGAATTCTTGTAATAAGCGATCTTCATGTACCATATCATCACAAACATAGCTTCAAGTTCTTGGCAGAAATTAAGAAACAATTTAGACCAGATCGTATCGTTAATATTGGTGATCTATTGGATTTTCATGCTATCAATATGCACACCCATGATCCTGACTTATATAGTGCAGGTGATGAATTAAAAGCTGCTAAAGAATATATCAAAGAATTAGAATCCATTTTTCCAAATATGATTGAAGTAGAAAGCAATCATAGTAGTTTAGTATATAGACGAGCATTAAAATATGGAATGAGTAAAGAGTTTCTAAAAAGTTATGGAGATTTTTTAGGTACAAAGAAATGGAAATGGATTGATGATCTTACTCTTACCATGTCTAATGGACAAAGATGTTTCTTTACACACGGAAGATCAGCAGATGTATCAAAAGTATCACAAGCTATGGGTATGTCAGTAGTACAAGGACATTATCATACAAAATTTCTTATAAGTTATTGGGCTAATCCCGATAATCTTTTCTTTGCTATGAATGTGGGATGCTTAATCAATCAAAAATCTATGGCTTTTAGTTATGCTAAAAACTTTAGAACAAGATTTATATTAGGATGTGGTATGATTATAGATGGCATACCTAGACTGTTGCCTTTAGTCTTGGATAAAAAAGGTAATTGGATTGGTAAATTAGTTTAAAAGGGAAATAACAGCAATAACTGCTATAACAACAGCTATACTAATTTTAGGATTAGATTTTGCTAAACCCCATATTTGTTTTATTTGTTTCATAGTTTTCTCCATTATCTCCACCCTATTGATGTTGCGTGAATTTTTGTTTCTTTTGCAGCACTTTGATTGTGCGTTGTAATTTTGTAGCACATAGCTGAACCAGTTTGTGCTGAAATATCTAAATCGTGAAATGCTAAAATCTTTTTGTTTGTTCCCCAAGTTCCTTCATCTACTAAAGTTCTTCCTTGTGTAAATGTAACTCCACTATCTTCTGAAATATATCCTTTAATGTCTGTATTTAATGTTGCAGTTCCAGCCGTATTTTCCATAAGCATAACCATATCTGCATAATCAGGATTAGCTGTTGAAGCTGTTGTGTCTGTTGATTGTAAAGTTAAATTATTTACTGATGTTGCAAGTGTTAATCTTCTTAAAATAACTATTCCTGTACCACCATTTTTACCGTTTTCATGCTTACCGCCTCCGCCTCCGCCACCGCCAGTATTTGCAGTTCCAACAGTTGCATTATCAACATCACTACCACCACCAGCACCGCCGCCGCCATTACCTCCAGCCGCTTGTACAGTAGAACCATCTGATGAACCACCAGCACCGCCTCCAGCATAAAAAACAGCAGAACCTGTTATTGAATTTGATGTTCCAACACCACCAATATCACCATCTGCTACTCCTGAATTTCTTGTACCAGCCGCACCATGACCTCCTCCAGAAGCACTTCCTTGACCATCGCCATTAGCTCCTGCTCTCCCTTGAATAGTTGTTGTTTCTCCAGTAATCGGAGTTATAGAAGTTGCAGAACCTCCAGTAGCCAAATAACCAGCACCACCACCTGAACCACCAGTTGCTCCATTTTCAGCAGAAGCAGTACCACTTCTTGAACCACCACCTCCTCCTCCAGTAGAAGTAATTGTTGTAATTCCTGTTCCTGATAAAATACTATTGCCACCATTTCCTCCGGGCGTAGTAGCATCTCCTATTATTGCTACACCAGCAAGACCGACAGTAGGAGTATAGGTAACTCCGCCTGTTAAACTTAATGATGCTCCAGCTCTAAAACCACCAGCACCAGCACCACCTCCAGACATTCCTGAACTAGAAAGTCCATTTCCTCCAGCACCTCCTCCAGCAACAACTAACCATTCGTGATTTTGTGTTGAGGCATTAACATAAGAACCAGCACCTGTACCTGTCCATTTATAAACTGTATAAAGTCCATCTACTGCTGTTGTATCTGCATCGTGTGTTACAGTTGGAGTTGTACTTATTGCTCCTTGATAAACACCAGCAGTTAATATTTCATTTGTAGAAGCCGAAGCATCTACTCCTGTAGCATCTGTGTATTCATCTATTATTTGGTCTTGTAAATTGTATTTTGCTAAACTGCCATTCACAGCAGTTTTAAATCCTAATAAAGCTATATTGCTTTGTAATTTGTTATCATCATAAGAAGTAACATGTGCTGTAACCGAAGCCGCAGGTAGTGTTACTGTTTTAGAAGATAAATCTAATGTACTTGCTATTTGAGTAGCACTAACACTTGATGCTGATGGTGTACCAATATTTACGACATCTCCTAGTTTTAAAATCTTTATTGTTTCTGATGCAGCAGGTGCAGAACTAAAAGTTAAAGTTGTTCCAGAAATTGTAAATGCATCTGTCCAATGTTGTAAGACACCAGAAAGTATTACAAGTAATTGGTTTACATTCCCAACACTTTCAGACATTGTGAAAGCTACTCTACTTCCATTAAAACTTTCTGTTAAAGTAATGACTGTAAAATCGCCTGTTGTTATTCCTCTACCTATATATGGCATTAGTAATTAACTCCTATTCCATGTAATTGAGTTTCTTTTGAACCACTTGCTTGATTAGCCCAAACTGCTTTATAAATTACACCTGTACCTGAAGTACAAGTTGTTTCGCCTAATCTTACTTGTTTAATTCCTGTTGAATAAACTGGTGTGATTGCATTATAACTTGCCGCTTCTGTCCAAGCACCACCATTATTGCAACTAAAATATATTTTTAAATCTGTTCCTATTGTTGCTGTTCCTGCATTATCTTTATAAAGAATTGTTCCGCCAACTTTTGTCTTTGCAGAAGCAACTGTATTAGCTGATTGAATTAATGTGCCTGTAGCACTTGCTGTTAATGTTGTAACATTATTAGGTGTAAAAGTTGTCCCATCAGGATAACGATTATTACCTTTTGAAAGTCTAACTTCGGTTATAAAACCATTCGACCCAGCATATTCGCCCGGACT